ATTTCTAATGGTTTTTTAGAATCTGCAGGTACATCGTTTTTTAACCAATCTTTAGCTTCTTCTAAATCATCAACAACCTCACCACCAGTTACTTTAGCTAATCTTTTATTTTTCTTTGCAGTTTGACCAGGCTTAGAAAATGCAGCGGGAGTATTATATCCAGCTACATTACCAGTCACAGACATTTCCTCCAATTCTTTTTCAGATTCAATTTCTTTAACTATACCTTTGATTATCTCTTTTAATCTATTTTCCATTCACCTTTGATTTTAATTCTTTGATTAACTCATAAGAAAGCATTATAGATGAAACATTACTATCGGTTACATTTTTACCAATTTTCATTTTTTCTAAAACAGAAATAGTTTCAGATAATTTGATAGTAGTAACTTTATCTGATATTTTTGCTTTAATAGATTTTAATTCTTTCACAATTTGTGGAAGTTCTACTGAAAGGTAATCTTTAAATTTAGATGTGTTAGACATATTATTAATATACTCTTTTAATAGTCCTTTTTGCTTTTCATCTAAATTTGTGTATTTTTTATTAAAAGTCTCAACAAGAATCTTATAAGTTAATAATCTTAGGTCTTTATCTTGCTTTTTGTATGATTCAATTAATTTAGTATCCTCTGTTTTGTTAGTTTTAGCCACTGCGGGTCTTGAGATGATGTTCTCAATAAGGGTTACTTTAGAATTGAATATATCTTTAATATCGTAGTTTTCGGACTTCTTAGATTCAAACACTTTATATATTGAAGCTAATACTTTATAATTAGTTATAGGAGAAGAAAGGAATTGTTCTAATTCAAACTTTTCATTAATTTGCTTAATAAGATTATATTTCTCTTTTGCAAGTTTGTTCTCATTTAATTTACTATGAGCTTGAGATACAGTTTCTACAAACATCTCTGCTTTACTTTCTGAATTATACTTCTCTTTTAATAGTAAATCATAAAGACGTAATTCTTTATTTAATTCCGTACCTGCGGCAAAGAACTCTTTTACTATATGTTTAGCGTTTTCAGTTTTATCTCCATTAAGTACCTCTAATGTTATTTGTCTTACTAAAAGCTCAAATAGCACTCCAGTATTCTTAACTTTGGAATGTTTTATTTTTTTCATTTATTACCCTATAATTTAACCTATGTCTATAAACTAACACATATAAATATAAACTTTTTAATGTTTATTAAAATTTGGTGTCATCTAATAAATTATTTTCATCAAGAAGGTCGATTTTTTGTGTTTTTTCACTTAAAATTTTCTTTTTTGAAGAAAATGCATTAATATATTCCTGCGCTATTCGTTTATTTGATTCATTCGTTCTCATTTCTCTCTTTCTTTCCGCTTCATTTTCTTTGTTACCTAATGGGTCTCTACCTAATGGATGTTTATCTTTACCATATGTATTTCCCTCTCTTGGCCTACCACCTTTATCACCAGCAATTTCTTGCTTCATCTTCTCAATCTCCTCCTCCACATTTTGTTGTTGTGGTGGATTTGCTGGGTCTTGTCCTTGCTGTTCGATTGAGTTATAACGGAATCTATCTTTAAGGTCTAATACCATTTTAGCTCTTTCAGTATCCATCTCATCTTCACTCATACCAAATACATTATGATATGTCCAATCCGTAGATAACATATTCATATTTTTAATATCACTTGCTAATCTAACCTTTTCACTCCAAAGATTTACTTTCTCTTGCTCATATATTGTAGATGAGTTAGTTAAAGTAAGTTGGAAGTTTGTTAATTCAGAATCTTCAATACCTTGTCCAGCTAAGTGAACAATTGCAATCTTATATAACTCACTAACAACTGTTCTTTGAATTCTTTCAATAGTTCTAGCAAAACGAACATCTTGAGCTGCAAGAGTTGCTTTACCACTAATACCTTCTTCATATCCTAAGAATGCTTTAGGTATCTTTAATGCACTAAATAATTTTGCTTTTAAATAATCGATATCTTCCGTTGCTGTGTATTCTAATCCGCTTAAGTTATCTATTGATGTACCGCTATCTCCACCTCTAACAGGTAAGAAGAAATCTTCGGTAAGATTCTGAATATTGTATTTTAAGTTGTAATCACCACTATTTTTATCAACAAACGGAGTTTTCTTCATTTTGTTGATAATTTTTTGCATATAGTTATCAACCTCTTGTGGATTGATGTTACCAATATCAATTTTGAACACTCTCTTTTCAGGTGCTCTCATAATACGATGAATCAACATCGCATCTTCCATAAGAGATAATTGTTTCCAAACTCTACGACCACCTTCAATCATAGCTTTACCATATGGAAGGAAGTTTGTATCTGATAATAAACGGAAGTGAGCCATTTCATAGTTCTCATATTCCTTTTTACCAAATCTATCTAATTCAACTTTAAACTTAACGTAGTTTTGATTAGATGGGTCAGTACCTTCTAATCTTTCGGTATTATATACAGAATAAGGTAATACATTTACAATACCCTTACCCTCTGCTATTTCCAATGCTAAAAAGAAATCACCATATTTTACCAAGTTTCTTACCCAAGGCCATAAGTTAAATTCTATATTAATTACATCATAGAATAAGTTATGTAGTATTGCACTTACATTCTCATTTGTTGATTTAATAGTAAGAGTATCTCCGTATTCATTTTTTGTTGTCGATTCATCAGCGTAAATATCTAATGCTGATGCTATAATTGGGTCATTATCCATAGCATCATAATCTCTAAAAAGCTCTCTACGAACTTGATGATATGCCATTGATTGTGCACCCTGATTAGTCTCATAGTAAGACCTTTGTAACTTTGTATATCTATCTCTTAGATTTACGAAGTTTGTATTCATTTGGCGGTCATCCGTATCAACAACCTTACGTTTACCGTCTTTATCAACGGTTACGATAGCTTGCGATGCAAACAATTTCTTTAATCTACCAAAAAAACTTCTATCATCTATTTCCTGTTCTGCCATAATTTATTATTAATTTCTAAAAAATCCCATTTTGACATTATATAACATAAATATCGTAAAATATCAAAACCCTACAACCATTGAGTTAAATCTTCAAATCCATCTCCAATCCTCATTGCCCAAGGATTATCATCCATAGTGTTTCCACCACCATATACACCATTGTAAGTATGTGATGTAATACCACCAACTGCACTCTTTGTTAAATCAATACCTTCTTGTCTTAATCTTAGTGCAGTATCTCTAACCCACAATCCAATTGAAAATGCCATTACCAAGTCATCATTATAACCTTTCATAGCTTCAGCTCTACCATTCATATAAATAAATGTAAATAATTCATCTATCAAACGAGAAGAACGAACTATAACTGATTTCTCTCTAAAGTAATCAGTTAATTTAGATATAATTAAAGGTCTAGTTTTAGATGTGGTTGAAAATCCCGCTACTAATCCTCTTTCCTCTGCTCTATATCTATTTGTTATTTGATTTTCAGTATCAATGTATTTTAAATCCTTACTCATATAGAATAAGTTTTTATATGCTCTATCAATAACTTGCTGAATTGTTGCCCATCCAATGTTTGCGTTCTCCACTACAAGCAATGCATCATTATATTCAGTTGAAAGTGCTACTAAAAAGTTTCCAAAATCCTTTGTATCAACTCTACCTTTATATTCAGCTACTTGAACCGAATTAACTATATCAATTACATGACATGTAGAATAATCCCCACCATCACCTCTAGCCACATCGGCCACAACCATATACGATTTGTTATAATCAGCATGTTCCCATTTCCAAAGGTTTCCATCAAATCCACCTTTCTCTATTGGGTCCTGAATGTACGTTTCTTTATAGAACATTAGGGTTTCCGGTTCAATTACAGTTTCACCAGAAGATACGAAGTCACAATCACACTCTTGAGCTGCTTTCTTTTGTCCTAATAATTTCTCCTGCTCATCTCTCCATCTTTGGTCTCTTTCAGGATGTACTGTCCAATGTAATCTGATTGTATTAAATGGATTTCTACTTTCCTCAGCTCCTAACCAAGTTTGGTGAAACCAGTTACCCACACCATTTGGAGTAGATAATGCAATACAACTACCACCCGTTGAAAGTGTTGATTGAGCTGCCACCCAAATTTCATCGATATCATCAATGAAAGCGGCCTCATCAAATATTAGAAGTGATAATGCTTCAGAACGTCCTGCGTCAGGAGATGAAGCAATAGCCTTAATTTGAGAGCCATTTTGTAAACGAAGGGAAAGTTTGTTATCCTCCAAAGAACCTCCTTTAAGCCAACTAGGAAGCAATTCATGCATCACTCTTACCTTTGTTACTAAGTTCTTTGCAACATCTTGCTTTGTTGCAATAACTAATACGTTAAAATCTGAATTGAATATCATTTTCCAAAGTGCATATCCGGCTGATAAGGTTGAGATACCAGTTTGTCTTGATTTTAGGACTATATTAAATCGATTACCATTAAATTGTGTTAAAGTTCTTTCCTGAAACGGAAATAGATGAAATGGTATCTTACCCCTAACAGGATGTTGAATCATACAATACTTCTTCATAAAGTGAATAGGGTCTACCGCACACTTTTTGTATTCTTCCGTAATTATATCTTTTAAAGATTTCTTTTGTGTTATACCAGTACTCATACTAATCGTTAAGTGGTCTTACTAAATCGTAATTTTTATCTTTTAATTTATCGTAAGCTTCATTTCTTAATTTAGTAGCTTGTTCAATCTCAGCTTCAAACTTAACAATTTCTAAAAGTATTTCTGCTTTAAGTTCTTCTACATCCCTTTCCATACTCCAAGTTTCAATCTTACCATCTTCTTGAACTACTTCATAAGTTTGTTTTGCATCTCTATATGCTTGCTTAAACTGAGATACAATATCATTACCATGTGCAATCATATTGGAATATATTTTATAATCCTCATATTCTTTCCACAAACCATCATATTTTATTTGAGCTTCTCTTAACGTAAGACAATGTAAACAATATCCAGTTTTAGATATTAATTTTTTATCAACTCTACCTATTTTGATTGTTTTGCAATTATCAGATTTACAGCTATTTAACTTATCTAAATAAGCTCTTGTTTCAGCCATAATGTCACCCAATTCAGAAACCTCTATTTTACCAGCTTCATATTGCTCCCAAGACTTACCTTTATTATCAGTCCATCTTTCACCAACTTCTCTTTTTATGATTTCGTTATCTGCCCCAGAAAATGATATTTGTGTATTTTTTTCATACTCACCACCAGTCAAAACCATATCAACCAACTTCCTACGAGTTGGATGCATAAACTTTTTATTAAATTCCTTTGCCATATTATATACAATATATTCGTATATATAAGTATATCAAAATAAAGAAAACGATATTATTTATCGAAGAAAATACCTAAAATTTGATTTAGGGGTGCGAATGCACCAGTTAATTTGTAAGTGTTACCACCATATACAAATACAATACCCTCATTTGGTACAATTTTATCAAATCCACCAAGTGCATTAAGTCTTTGTAACTCTAATTTTAATTTTGCAATCTTTTTAGGGTCACCACTACCTTTTACTTGTGTTATTGTACTTTGTAAACGAGATACCATTTGCTTCTTAGCACTATCAGGATTTGCTGTAAGTACTGAAGTCATAAATGATAATACATCAGCCCCAACTCCTAAGAATATCTCCTCAAATCTCATTAGATTTTGTTTTGATATTTTTTGTTGGTCTTGTTTATCAATTTGTTCAGCCCATGCTCTTAATTTATCATCTTTTATATCAGCAATTCTAAATGATTTATTTCCAAAAGCCCATCTCTTAACCAATCCTATCTTTTGCTGTGCATCTAATTTCTTAGCATTCTTATCAACAAAGTTCATCCACCAAGCTTGATGATAATCAGCTACACCATCAGAATCTTTTAATCCAAATTCAGATTGTAGTTTTGAAATCATTGAAAAATACTTTCCTTGTCGTGAACTTAAATCATCGGATTTTGGTAAAGATTGCATTGGAGGTCCTTGTATTGTGTATTTAGATTGAACATGTGCATTTACTTGTTTAATCATACCTGCTAATATTCTTGCAGCTTGTTGGTTTTCACCAACTACAGTACCTTCTTTATCATATTCAAATGTACCATGAAATACTAAAAGTGGTTGGCCATATGGAATTACATTTACTGATGTTGGATATATTACTTCCAAATTCATAAAACATGTACCATTTTTAAATACCATTTTTCTTTGAGAATCCGATAGACCTGATATTGCTTTTGATAAATCCTGCATAGCAAAGTTGTATGCATCAGTTAATCCACCTCTACCGGCAAACTTATCTGCTACCTGTCCTATTGTCATAGCCCCAACACCACCATTTTTTAAATGAGATTTATTACGAGCTGCTACTAGTCTTCCATTAACCCAACTAATTGCCAATGCCTGACCATCAGTCTTTTCTCTTGCGGTTTCCAAATCACCATTAAGTGCTTTAGTTACAATATTTTTTAAATCGCTAAATGTAAGATTCATCTCAATATCAAATGGGTGGTTCATATGTCCATAAGCTCCACCTTCTAATAATATTGATTCGTTTGTTGGCTTTTCTATTTTAGCTAACGTTTGATAATAATTTAAATCTTCGCATAAATGGTCCATAGCTATTTCAGCTGCAAATCGAACATCCGTTGTATGCTCCATTTCAACTTTAATACCATTTGTAAGATATTCTTTTATTTTAGAAAGTTCTACATTATATTTTTTTGCTAAATCTTTTGTAGTTTTTCCCTTTGCCAAACCACCAGGAATAGTATCAGCTTCTTCATCAATTTCCTCATATCCACTCATTCCTTTGTTATTAAGTTTCTTACTAACCTTCTTAACATCATCAGCTTTAGGTGCTCCATTAATATATCCACCCGGTAAACTTAAACCAACACCAGCTCCACCAGGCAATCCCATCTCTTTTAAATCAGCTTTTTTAGGTATTCTAAATGTTACTGCTTTCTTACCATTGATTGTTGGCATTCCCCATTCATCCTTACCTATATTTTTAACTAATACTTTTTTGTTTTTAAACTTACCCATTAACAAAGTATCACCAACGTTTACATTTAAACTTATTTCTTCATTAATACATTCTTTAAGTTTTTTTAATTTAAGAGTAATTAATTTGAATATTTGTTCATCAAACTTTGGATATGCTTTTGTAAAATTCTTTTTTCTTTCTGCTTCACTACCAGCACTTAACCAATAACGAACATCAGTACCACTAATAGGATTTGCTGTTGATGGAGATGCGTACACATATCCTCTATCTAAATAAGGTTCAGTTACTTTTCCTTTGTATGCTGTGAAGTATTTACCACTTAAACGAGATGAATCCTTTTCACCAACTACAGTTATAAAACCAGTAGTATCTTCATCATATTTATTCAATATTTCTTCAGGTGCATATGGATTTCTAATATTGACAATTTTGTTTGATGGAATACCAAACATATTTGTCATTATAGTTTTTTTCTCTTTAAAATTAAATGGAGATTTCTTTGAATCGGTAACATTAGAAGTTCCGATATATACGCTATCCTTACCGAATTTGCGTACTAAGTTATCATAAGTTGCGTAATGGCCCTTATGAAATGGTTGAAAGCGGCCCGAATAGACAACAACTACTTTGTCTATGGAATCCGCTTTCTCCAATAATATTGATTCTACTAAAAATTGTGATAATTCGTTCATTATATAGTTCTTGCTATATAAATATTCGTTATTATTCTTTTACAACTTTCATACCAGAACTAGCAGGCTGTTGAGCTTGCTGTGCTTGTTGTTCAGCTAATTGCTTTCTACTTGGTGCACCTGGTTGATATTGAACTGTACCCTCTTGTAAGTTAATTCTACCTTGTGGGTATTTTTCATCCAATGAATCTAAAACTTCTTTTAATTCTAAATTAATAGATTTAAAATCATTTTCTGATTTTTCTAAGATTTCACCTAATCTAATTAATTCATCTTCAATTTCTCTCTTTCTAATATAAATTTGTCCAAAATCTGCAATTAGATTGTTTGATTTTTGATTTAAGTCTGTAATACTTTGTAGTACATTCTCATCTAATTTAGCAATTTCAATTTCAATTGATTGCTTTTGTGGAATTTTGTCTAACTCTGCCATAATTTATTATTTATTGTTTTGTATATATAAGTATATTGTTTTTATATTTTTTATAAGAACTTTTCTAATTCTTTTATTACCATTTCGGATGTAATTAATTTAGTACATTCAAATTGTCTATTTGTACCTTTGTGGTCTGGACACCAATTCCAATCACCCGCATCTAATCTAATTCGATTAAAACAGCCTTCACATGCTCCTTTTGGTGCACCAACTCTTATACAATCTTTCATCTCAGCCCATTCATAAGAAAACCCACTAATTAAAACAGTTGGTACATTCAATGCCCAGCTCAACCAACTCAATCCACTACCAATACCAATAAATGCTTTGGATTTTTTCATTTCATCCATAACATCTTCAATAGGTCCATGTGGATGATGTACTATTCCTTTTGGTAATTTATTACCCATATAATCATCACCTTCTTTGGATACTAATTTTATAGTGTAACCTTTATCCTTTAACCAATCTACCACATCTTGCCACCCAGTTGGATTATTCCAAAATTTAGATTGAGCAGTTCCAAATACACCAATACATATTTGCTTTAATGTATCATTTGATTTAATATTTCTTTCTTTTAGTTTTGGTTTAACCTCAATATAATCAAGTCCCAAAATATCAGATGCCATTTTTTGAAGAGTAACATTTTTAGGGTCAATTGGATTTTTTAATAAATTTATTGAATCATCATCATTATAGAATAGTCCAATAGAATACATAGAATATAAATTATCTACATTAATTCCTGGCTTAACAAATTCTAAATTTGGATATTGCTCAATAAACATATCATTCATAAATGTAGAAGTAATAACATCACATTCATGCTTTTTTCTAAATTCTTCCATATAAGGAAACCAAGCTAATGTATCTCCTAATGCTCTGGAATCTAATGATATATAAACCCTTTTACCTTTTGCATTATAAAGATGCTCATACCAAAGTTTTCCATCTTCATATATGTTTACCTTCCATTCTACAAAATATTCTATGTTACATTTGGTCCAACAATTAGAACCAATATTACTACTAAATAAAACTTTACCTGTTTTATTATCTAAAAAATCAACTTTATAATCAGCTTTTTTATTTCCTGTAATTTCAACAAATGGTCCTCTTACAAAATGAAGTTTTACTTTATTTTGAACTTTAACTATATTGTTTTCATTCTTTTTTAAATTATCGTATATCATTAACTCCAAGTTTTAACTGTCTCATCTAATAAGGAATAACCTTCCGCTTGCTTACTATACATTTTGTTTGTTGTATATCTTGGTTTTGGGTGATTGGCAAATACGTGATTATACCAAAGGTCCCCAACATCCCAACCACAATCTTCAATCCTATCCATCCACCATTGTTTTGTTCTATTTGGGATTAAATATGCATGTGCTAAATCCTGATTTGCTGCCGTTTTTGAAAATAAATTATCGATTCTATCTTTAGTCCAAGATGGATTATCAGCTAGTCCTATATAATACACATCATCTCTCTCTGATAAAAAACAAGCTCTATGTACGATTTCAACAAATTCTTCCAAACCAACATTGATAAACGCATCTGCTTCAAATATTAATGTGTAGTCATAATTTGTTTCATCCATAGTTTCTAATGCCCCTCTATGTGCTAAATAGCATCCATAGTGCCTACCAGTAATCCAACCCAATCCAGCACCAGGATGTAATTCACCTGGCTTATTATCTTTACTTATATGCTCCGGTCTTCTACAATGTTCAGCAGGTGCAAATCCTTCATATGGTTTATTTACAATTGGCTGATAATCCATTCCGTATTTAGCTAATTGTTTTATAGATGCAATACTAACTCTTTCTCTAGCATCATCCGGCCTAGTTAATAAATGTTTAATTTGAATACGAGGTTTTCGTCTAACCCAACATCTAAAAAATGATTTATCAAATTGATTGTAAAAGTATTCATGAACTGCATCATTAACTCCTTGAAAAATATTGTAATCATCACCACTAATAACGCCACCCGGTTTTACCTTATTATACCAAACTTTAATATCATCCATAACTTCGGTATATGAATGACCACCATCAATCATTATATAATCAATACTTTGATTTGAAAATTGAGATGCTGCATTTTTTGATTCATCTTTTATAATATCAAATTTTCCATAGTTATTTGATATAACTGTATTTTCTATAAATTCATAAAATATATCTCCATTAAAAGTATCTACAATATTTAAATGCAAATCTTCAGTTGGAGTTCCTTTGAAAGTATCTATGGTTGTAAAATGTATGTTCTTTTTAGATTCTTTTATTTTACCAGCTAAATAATTAGTTGATTTACCAAACCACGCACCCACTTCAACAAAAGTTGAATTGAATGGAGTTGTTTCTACCATTTTATCGTATAATGATTTATATATAAACCAGCCCGGTATTTCGTTGAAATCGGGCATCAAAGTTTGTAATATAATTCTTTTAGTAATTTTTAAATCATCATCAATATAAGTTACTAATGGATTATTATCGTAGGTATCTAAATATGTGTGAAGTTTTCTGAATATAGAAGGTAATTTATACGAAAGAGCTTCTTTAATTGAAAGGGGATTTAATTCTAATTTAGAACTAAAATAAAACATATCACATGCTGCATAAAAAGTATCTACATCATCACGCTCTCCCCATATCACACAATTTTCAGGTTTATGACTCATTAGTGGTTTCCAATAATCTTCAAAATTCATAGCTTGGTTACCAACAAAGTGAAATTTAATTTTATACTTTTCTAATTGTCTTGCTATTGCAAATACTTCACTTTGATTTTTACCAGGTGCAAACAATCCCACATTAAGTACATGCTTCCAAGTTGGGTCTAATTCTAATTCAGCTTGTGCAGCTTCTTTATCAAATGTATATTCTTCAATTGGATATTCCCATAACATAGTTTCAACCCCAGTATCAATAAATCGTTGTCTACTCCATTCAGATACTAAAACATATCTATCAGGTTGATAAATTATTTCAGATGGATTTGTGAATGAACCATGTGTAGTTGCTACAATATAATAAGGTCTACTTTTTCTAAATATTACGTCTAATGCATATTTTGGTAAATCAAATTGTGGAATTTCCTGAAAATGTATTATATCAGGATTATATTGTTCAATTATTTCAATTATTTCCGTTTTGTCTTCGCCCAATGTATGTACTGCAACTAACGATTTTATTCTATTTTTTTGAACTACAAACGCATCACCACCACTATTGTTTATTTCAACAACTTCAATATCAAACTCATTAATAAAATGCTTTATTTGCTTGTATGCGTATTGTGGCTGTCCACCAGTAGAAAGGTGAGGACATACATAAAGTAACTTTTTGCGTGGATTTTCCATTAAACTATTTATTGTAACAAATATACGAAATTATTTTGAAACTGCCAAATTTATTTATTCAGCAGATTCAAATTTAATTACACCTTCTTCTAAATTTATTTCTCCATTTGGATATTTTCTTTGTAAATCAGATAATATGTTCTCCAGTTGAAGTCCTATATTATCAAATTTTTCTTCAGATTGGGTTTTAATTTCATTAGCTTTTTTCAATTGAGATTCAAATTCTCTAATTTGTAAAGATAATTGTCCTAATTCAAAAATAATTTGATTTGCATCAGATTGATATTTTACTATCTTATCCAATGTACCTTGTTCTAATTTTTCAATTTTTTGTGCCATAATATTGTTTGTTTATATATAAGTATATATTTTTTAAGAATTAAGTTCATTTAATCTATCTTCCAAATCTTTAACTTTTTGAGATAATTCTTGAACTGCTCTCCATAGTGGGAATACCAATCCAGTTTTATCAATATCATATGGTAACATTATTTTTGTACCATCTGGATTAAGTTTTTCTACTCCGTTCTCGTCTCTATCGGGCTCAAATCCAACATATTCTTCAAGTCCTGCTTCTAACAATTCCTCCGCAATCAAACCTATATTTGGTGCTCTATAATCTTTACCAGCATCTACTTTCCAATAGAATGTTTTTACTTCTACTGCATTAACAACATCTAATACACTTGGATGCTCCCAATATGCTATATCTTCTTTAAATCTTCTTGATGATGTATTTCTACCAATCCAACCGTTTGCTAATGAAATCTCAACACCTCTCATTGTACCACCCACTGCACCAGCACCAGCAATATTGTTAAATCTAATAGAAGGTCTTAACTGTCCAGCATCCATTACCTGTCCTAATTGCCCTTCGTAGTTTGATGGAGCTCCCTTAGTCCAGTTAACACTAAATCCTCTATCAACGCCCGGTTGATTAAATTCAATTCTACCATCTAAAACTTTCAAATCTCCTTTAGTAAGTGTAATTGCAGGATTTCCCTTTCCCAAAAAGTTTGTTGCATTTATACCAGCGTATGTTGCTGAATTTTGAGATACTTTAATAAAATCTTCGGATGAATTTCTACTTATTTTTGCGTACTTATTTGCATCTTGTACAATAAGTAATCCCTCATCTGTCAATTCCGTTTGGTCTAATCCAAGAGTTAAAGTTACTGCGGAAGGTGTAAATGTCATCCCAGTTAAGTCTACATAACTACTGCCACCAAAACTAATGCTACCATATTTGTTTACGGATACAAATACATAATATGTAACACCACTTTGAAAATATAAACTGAGTGCATTATTTATTGGATACACACCATCTTCCTCACCAGATTGGTCTACTGATGGCCCTTCACCAATACGAATATTATGTACAAGAGTACCAACACTCGGAGTTGCTGAATTATGTATTTCAATATAAATATCCATACCAATATTACCTATATATCCAAAGGAGGCTGCCATATATGGTAATAGCGATGAGTAGCTGTTCCAAGCTGGGGTGGCTTGTACATATGTACCCGTTACAGTTGGACTGAAACTGGTATATGCTACTGAACGATAATCTTGGGTGCCTCCCCATGTTGCAAAATTATATGTATCATCTGGAAATTCTTGGTTAAATGTAGGTGGCGTTACCGTAACAGTTCCACTACTACCAGGTGTTGATAATGTACCTTTACGAATATCCAATCTCTTTATATCATCATTATCATATATTTCAATAGCAGGTACAGTTGGGTTTAATATAATATTTGAATTCTCATCTCTCAAATTATCACCATCAATTACCCAGCCACCAATATTACCACTATCAGCAGTAACTCTACCAGCAATAGTTAAATCAGTTCCATCAAAATATAATCTATCACCTAAAGAAAATCTATTATTATTATCTACATAAAATGATGTATTTGCATTTTGATAAGTACCAGTTCCAATATAAATCTTTTTATTTGTACCATCTAATACAATACCATTATTACCAACTTTAAATGTAGATGAGAAATATCCATCTACCCCAGCAACCACAGGCGAATATATAAAATTAGATGATATAAAAGTACCAGGAAATGCACCATCTGCTAATTCTTTAGTTCTAGATAATGAGGCGCTATATGCAAATGTTGATTTTAATTGTGCAATATTTTCTGCAGATGTTAATGCCGTTCCAGCCGAACCAGATGCAAAAGCCTTAGTTGATGCGTTACCAGTAGCACCTGCTACTATTTCTAAATCTCCTGCCATTTCTAATCCAGTTCCGGTCCATCTAAGATAGTTAGTACCAGTTGCATTTTTTAGAGAGAATCTTGGTTTATATTGAGTTGGCCCAGTTCCATCATTATAGATTCCCAACCATATACCAATGTTGTCATATCCAATATTAGCGTATTGCCCAATTGCCATATAAGGGTCTTCTCTACCACCGGCCAATACAATGTTTGCAAATGCACTACCGCTATTGTTACCAACATTGATTGTATTTTTTACAAATGATTCTTCAAATATTGCAATTTTAGCTGCTACAAAGAATTCTTCTTCTCCTAAAAATTCCCAATATGCATTATTTCCACCAGCTGTTGGCGGTGTGGCTGGTACTGGGTTTCCACTTTTATTATATGTAGTGGGTCCACTTCCACTTAAAGCTGCATAATAAGTTACAGGAGATGTTCCGTAAATAACAGCATCTCTTCTTTTATTTTGAGTTTCAACCGAACCACTATAATCGGTAGTATTATTCCACTCACCTCTCATTACTATACCAGGACCAGTGGCTCCTTCAAAATTAATTGATAATGATTGTGTTTTATAAACAAGCAATCTTCCGTTTTCAATATTAACTTCATACACAATTTCTGCAACTGGATATGTTTCCGGTGTTGTCCATCCTGTCAAATCTCCTATTGTTGCTATATCATTGAAGGTTGATAATACTTGGCTTCCAGATAAATTTTCTGCTAAGTTTAAATGCGATGATTTTGAAAATATTTTTACTTGGTATTCCCCGATTGAACCAATATCATTACCAAATTGGTCTGTTGTTTTTGTACTAAATCCAGGTCCACCTCTTAATACATCAGTTTTATGTAATAAAGGTACATCTCCTTTAGTTGCTTTAATTTGAGTACCAGTACCAATTACAGAAAGTTGTCCAGACACTTTATAAACTGCTGATGAGTTTTCATTTGTTAATTGAACATTATATGCAGTTGGTCCATCTTTTATACCAGTTATAGTTAATGAATTTGTTGCTCTTATAGGTGCGGATGGTGAATTATTACCATCACGAATGATAACAGACCATTTTGCATTTTCACCGGGATCTACTGCATCCCCAGATTCAATTTCATATGTTGCTGTTTTTGAACCAGCACTTGTTTCTGGAATTGGAGTTGGTCCTGTTCCAGTATTAGTATCATCATTTTTATAGAAATTAAACCAAACAGCTCCAGTTGTATTTGTTGCAGTTGCAGTTAATATTATCGGGTCTAATGGTGATGTTACAACACCATCTCCATCAAAATTTACTGTGTTTGTAGTTGCTTCCAATGCTACTGCTCTAGCATTTGGTGGTGCTACATTTTTAGTAATAGTTTGTGTTCTTTCTATTACCGATGATGTGTAAACATGTCCATTTGTTAAAGAGTATGGATTTACAACAACATTATATTGTATGCTTGAAGATACATATGGATAATCAAATCTATTAA